CCCGCATTTTAACAGCTTTATACAAAGCTCCAACCTTTCTTGCAGTGCGGTTACCCCATGCATAACTTCGACCGCGGCTGCGCCAACGGCGACCATAACTACGACGTTTATAAGTTCTATAAGTCCTACGGGCATATTTCTTTTTGCGATAGGATCGTGGCATTTTAAAATAATGAATTATCATTATTTTCAAATGCCGAGTTTAGCTGAAATAGCTGCAGCAATGAGAGCTGCCCAAAGAGATCGACGGCGAGAACAGTTGGACAGATACCTACGGGCATCAAACGCAAACTTAATTGCAATAGATGCAATGGGAAGAGACATCAAAAATGTCAGAGCTTATGAACGAGAAGAATTCGATTCCGAACTTGACTGGGGAACTCCAGAAAAATGTGAAAAGCTGTACTTTCAACATCACAATGCGTCAATGACAAGATGGAATTTACATAAAAGTTTAGCACAAAACTTAGAAGCTTTGCCAGTTGACTTCTGGCAAAAAATCGTACAATTTAGGACACGAAGCAGAGAAAATTCTCCGCCTTACGACGGAGTATTTTACGGATTTTTAATGGACGTAAAGGCAATTATTACTAGAGAACCATGTCATTTCGAAGTTGAAGACGTAATACAAATTGGAGTTACCCCAGAGCAGCGCGAAAATTGCGGAATGTTCATTGTTGTGCATGCGCAACTAGTGCGACAGCATGCAGAGAATAAAACATTTAAAATAAACATTTTTACGTGTAGAAATTTAAAATAATCATTATTTCCAATATTACATTTTACAATGTCCTTTATGAAAGCTAGAAATACTGCTGGTCGTTTCTTCAAAAGAAACAGAACTGCGCAAACTGCATATGACATGGCTATGTCACATTTAATGCCCACTATGTCAGGACCAACAATGGAGGGCTCTGGAATGTACACAGGCAACGGCCTGTATATCGGCAGAGGTGGGCTGCATTCTGGAAGAGGAATGTACACAGGAATGGGGGAATATCAGGCAGAAGCAAATGATTTGCTTGCAAGCTCTAAAAGCACAATGGGAGTTGTTCCACAATTCTCATCACAAGCTGAAGAGCATGTTATCATTTCAAGACGTGAATACGTCTCTGAAATATTCGGTCCGCCATCAGGAGCTGGCCAAGCATTCACGCTGCAAGCTTTTCCAATTAATCCAGGTCTTGAAAGAACGTTCCCTTGGCTAAGTCAAATAGCGCAAAACTACGATGAATACGAGATTCATCAACTAGTTTTCACATTCAAGTCTACGACTACAGAAAGCACGTCAGCGACTAACGGTCAAGTAGGAATGGTCATCATGAATACCAATTACAATTCAGGCGCAGCGAACTTTCAAGACAAAGCAGAAATGCAACAATACTCCGGTGTCGCTTCTTCAAGATTAACTGAATCTTGTCAACACTTTGTTGAATGTGACCCATCCAAAAATTCAGGCTCGGTAGGAGAATATGTAAGAGCAAATCCAGTAATTGATAATCAGGACATTAAAACTTACGATCATGGAAAATTCCAAATTGCTATCGCAAATTCAGCAACAGAGTATGCTAACGTTTCAATCGGGGAACTTTGGGTAAGTTACACTATTTTACTTCGTAAACCAAAATTCTTCGTAGCATTAGGTCTTGGAATTACCAAAGACATATTCTGTTCCAATGGAAACGAAACATTACAAGCACCTTTCGGTTCAGTACAAACAACCAGTGGTTTGATTGTACCTACAACTCTTTTGCTTGGACAGCAAAACAATTTAGGCTCGCTATTACAATGCATTGGTGGTGTTGGAACTTCTCAGATAAAAGTTACATTTCCTGCAACTTACAGAGGATACTTAAAACTGTTGCTCGCCATTGATGGCACTGGTTTAGTATCATCAGGATTGGTTCCATTGGTGTTAACTGGTCAAGTCACCTTAATAAACGATTTATACGGTTCGAGCATTAACAATAATGACTCGCCCCAACAAGCGATCTACACGAACAACGCTGTACAGTTAGTGTTCCTACTTCATGTAAAATGCAACATTGCAACGGGAGGCGTTGACAACACAATTACCATTCCTACCGGATTAACAGCTGGAACGATTACTCAATCGTACTTTGATGTCTCAGAATACAATAGCGGCTTCAGTTACAGATCCGCAAATAAGGGACCCAATGATGCGCCAATTTTGGTCTCCATCACTGGCATCGTAACCGTGCCATAATAACTTCGTAATTTGTATGTATTTTAAGTATAAAATATAAATATTGTTAATATTAAATCGGGGAACGCGCCCCGAACCCCTTAGCTATCGCTCATTGCACCAACTTATACGCAGATCTACGCTATGCTGCATAACTAGTACGCGCCTGCAGCGCTTGCAACGTCTTCGCTAATGCTCAGAGCTTAAGAGCGAGAGCAGAGGTGGTGTAAATACCTTGACACCACCTCTGCTTTTTTTCTTCGAAAAAAAATACATGTTTTAAGACAACTAAGAGCTTAAAACACGCGATTTATATATATTCTGGCTTGCTGGATTTGCATCAGGGTACTAATTAGTCATTAAAAGTGTCGCGGCTGCCGCTGACGGGGCGCAGAAAAGTTGGGGGGGTGGTACGCTTCGCTCCCCACTAATCCCCCCAACTTTTCTTTCGCACCCCCGTCCCGGCAACGCCGCTCAGCTAGGTCATTACTAAACATAGCATTGACACTTCAATTGCTAACCAGGAAAAAAAATCGAAAAATTCAAATTTTTAAATTTTTTTGGCTCCTCAGAAAAAAAAATTTCCGGAAATTTTTTCGATACCAATTTTTTCAAAAAAACTCAATTTTTTTAATTTATTTAGCAGGGAGCTTATTTAAAGTATCTTTTCCAATGGCAACTAAGGGTTCAAGGTCTCGAAACTGGATGGGAGTGGTCTATCATCCCAATGACGCTACGCATCATCCTGGAATTACTGATTCGAACATGACTAACGCATTTGCACGAATCTGTGAAATTGAAGAGTTTGGCAAGCAAGTTAAGTACTTCGTACATGGGACAGAGTTGTGTCCAACTACTGGAACTGAACATTTACAATGTTACTTCGTTTTCAAGAACGATCAATCTCTTGCAAACCTCCGTTCAAAGTTTTCGAAATGGTTTGGATTCAATCAGACTATTGCATGGAAGAAAGCTGATTCCAATGCAGATGAGTGCATTGACTACTGCAAGAAGGACGGGCTGAACATTGTCGAATTTGGCCAGCGGCCAAAAGGTAAAGGAGCTCGCTCTGATCTAGAATCTGTTGCTAAATCTATTAAGTCTGGTGCTAACATGTCTGATCTGTTTGAACTGCATCCCGCATCTTTCTTTAAGTACGCACCGGGAATGCAAAAGGCTATCTCACTGACATCGAAACCCAGGGACTGGAAGACGGAAGTCTATTGGATCCACGGCCCAACAGGAACAGGAAAGTCAAACTGGGTCTTCCGAACTTGCGACCGGGCAGAACTTTACGTCAAGGACGGCAACTCGAAGTGGTTCGATGGTTACCAGTCTCAGAAGAATGTGCTTTTCGACGATTTCCGACCGAGCAAAGAATTGCCATTCAATTTGCTATTGAGGCTCTTGGACAGGTATCCGATGACAGTGGAAGGAAAAGGATCCTCTATGAACTTCTCACCAGAGAGGATATTTATTACGACGCCCCAAGCGCCGGTGGAAACCTTTCAACATCTAGAGTGGATAAGGGAGGAGGATTTGAGCCAATTGACTCGGCGAATAACACAGGTTATCCACTTCCCCGACCTAAATACGATAACACGTTACAGTCTGTTACCTCCTTTTGTGATGCAAATGAACGATTGGGGACAATCAGTACCACAGAACACGCGTGGACCGCTAATTATTGCGAAGCCTGTGGCCGTCAGGACTCGACGGAAGAAATCGTCTCAAGAACAGACACAAGTGGATGGAATTCAGACAATTCCAGATCCAGCTGCAGCCCAACCGGTCTGGTGGGACGAGACAGTGATCAACTCGGACAGCGAAACGAACTCTTCAGTGGACATGGCTTCAATTCACGAGGAATCTGGGGACAGCGAGCCTACGGATGGGGATTCGATCCACTCGAGCCCGAGGAGCTCCGACTCCGAGACTGGGTCGGAGGATTCTTTTGTTGTGAAGGAATCTGCGGAGGAAGAGGCGATGGCTCTATCTTCGGCGCGGAAGAAGGCGAAGAAACGATCTGTTATGTCTGCGAACAAATCCGCCAAGACATCTACAAAGAAGAAGAAGAGCAAGCCCGCCAAGAAAGCGACAAAGCTCGCGACGCGAGCACGGCCTAAGCCTTTTGTTTTAAGTAGCTACGAAACTTCTGAATCAGATTCAGAATAAATATTAAATTGTTATTTAATTATTATTTAATTATTAAACATCATCAAATCTAAGCAAAGGGCTAGCAGTACTAAATCTACTAGCAAAATCAACATCTAACTGCCTGCGTTTCCCGCCTATAGAATAGGCAGACAATTCGGGATCATCAGCAGCACATTTCATGTCTATATCATCAACTGCTGCTGCCACGGCAGCAGCAGCAACCTTAGGGTTAAAGCCTGCTTTCTTCAGTGACGCACGAGCCTCACGAGACACAATAGCCTTCTGACGAGACTGAGAAAGGTTCGTATAAGACTTCCCGTAGGGAACTCTAGATCTTGTGTATCTCCTCTTGACAGCGACGTACCTGCTGGGCCGGTAGACGGCCCGCATTTTAACAGCTTTATACAAAGCTCCAACCTTTCTTGCAGTGCGGTTACCCCATGCATAACTTCGACCGCGGCTGCGCCAACGG